CATTAACTCATTTTCGTCACCTCGGTACACCATGGCGACGTTGGCTTCCGCCCTTTCCATGACCACACCAGTGTCCACGGTCGTGAGTTCATTTCCTGCGGCAATTTTAATGATGGCGTCATCTACGGCGAGGTTGTCCACTTGCAAAAAAGTCGTGTTCCCCCGAACTTCCAAGTTAGCTCCGATGACTACATCACCTTGAGTAGTCAGTGTGTTTGAATACATGTCCCCGTAGACGCGAAAGTCAATGGGTGTCGCTGCATCGGGTGTGATGCTCGTGCCATCAACACTGGCGGTGCTATGGGCGACGATAAATTCAGTTTCACTGGCATCGTAGCCAAACACCACGTTGGATGGACTTTGCACGGCGATGATGATACCTGTGTCGGCGAGACCGTTATTCCCAAGACCAATAATTGGGTCTCTAATATTTACATTTTCAGAATAGAGGTAAGATGTCGCCCCATGGACTACGAGATTTCCATGAATTGTGGTGTTCCCTTGAATACCTGTATTCCCTGCGATTTCGTTGGCTGTTCCATTGAGGGTGAGATAATTTGAAATAAAATTACCATCCACCTGAACATCTCCACCCACATGAAGTTCGTGTGCTGGTTCGACATTTATACCAACAAATCCATCCGTCTTGAGGGACACGTCACCGGTGAGATGGAGGGTATTTGATGTCGTGTTGCCTAGGTCGGTCACGTATTGTAAGGTGATGTTTGAAATATTCCCCCCATCACCTGTGATGATACCTTGAAACTCTGGGTCGACTTCAAGGGCACTGATTCGTGCGCTGTTGTCGGCGAGTAAAGAGGCATTACTTTCGAGTGCTGTTTCAAGGGTGCTCACGCGAATACCATTTGAAAGTGCGTATGTCTGCAACGTCGCGATATTTGCAAAATTGTTTGACGAGGTGACTTGCAGATTTGCGATGTTTGCAGTGTTTACGGAAATTCTAAAACTGTTATCGGCCAGACGTGTGCTCAATGTTGTGATACGATTACTGTTATCTGCGAGATTTGACTCAAGGTTGTTCAACCTAGTGTGAATATTGGTGTTCACATTTGCTTCCAAGTCTTCAATTCGTAAAACATTTGATGTGTGATGGGTATATAATGTGGAAATTCTTTGAGAATTATTCTCAATGTTGAATGAGTTCACCCCTATGCGAACACTATTTGCGGCTAAATTTGATTCTAAGTTCCCAACTCTAATACCGTTGGAGGACATTTGCGTTTCCAAGTTGGACACCCGTAGTGCGTTTGAGGCTGCATCTGTTTCCAACACTTCAATGCGCGAGACGTTGTCTTCAAGGTGTGCTTTGAAAGCCACCCCAGTGAGTGTGCGTCCATCGCCAAAATAGGTGTTGGCGTACACGTCACCGACGACGTTCATCGTCACGAGATTTGACGAGCTCGTGATGAAACGTTCGGATGCAGTGTTTGGTGTGTATCCCACAAAGAGCTCATCTTGTGCTTCGCGATACACGACACCGACGTTTTCGCCAGGTCTCTTCATGAGAACACCGAGGTCATACAAAAGGTTTTCATTGACATTGTTTTGACCCAACTCAATGATTGGGTCTTTCACGGAAATATTTTGAGAATAAATCAGAGTTGTTTCTCCAAAAGTTACTAAATTTCCTTCGATATATACATTCCCTCTGGCATACAAAACATTTCCAGAAGTTGATGTGTCATCAATGTATACATTCGTCCCAATGTCAAGAGAGTGTGTGGGTTCGGTGTTCCCTGCGAGACCCACCGGACCAGAGGACACAAACCCGTTTGTAAACTGAACGACTTGTGTCGTGGTGTTTCCAATATCAGTGACAGCTTGAAGTGATTTATCAGTGGCGGTGGCGTCGGCTTGAACGATTTCATTCGTCGTCGTGTCATACGCCAGCAAATTGGCCGAGACGTCTCCAGTATAACGAATGGGTGCTGCGAAAAAGCCACTGTTAGGTGCCTGCACTATGGTGTCCGAAGCGTTCACAATGATGGAGTTCTCAGCCTGTGTGTGGGGCTGGAGCTTCCCAATGCGAACCTTCTCTCCGCGTTCCACGGTATTAAGGTTCTTCACCATTTATATAAAGGGGTATTTTAATTTGCAAAACGAAGGGCACCGATACCATTTTGTATGGTAAAGATGTTGTACGAACATGCATAAATTTTGTCGATGAGATTTCTAGATTCACTATGAATTTTAAATGACGACACTCTTGAAAAGTTGAGTGTCCCCGATGGTTGAAGGCTGCTGGTGTCGTTGGCAAAGCTGTAGAGGAACACGTCTGGTGACGTCACAGCCCGGGTATGATAGTAGGCGCTCACATCTAAAAAGTGTGGTCTCGCCCATTTAAATGCAGAGAGGTCGGTGCCATTGCATGACAATTTGATGCGATTATCGGGGGCGGTGAGTGTGCTTCCAGAGAATGTGTTTGCCGACGCGATGAATTTCACTGGATGGTTAAAGGTAAGTTCTTGGGTGAGTTCTCTCGACGGTTGTGTGGATTGAATTTGGTAGATGAGCATGTTCAGTGTTTGGGATGCGACTAATTCTCTCTCTTGTGCGGACAAGAAATAATAGTTGCTGTGACATTCCCATGTGTAGTTTCCTGCGAGTGGACCCCATCGGATGCGCAACTCCACTTCTTGATACTGGAGGGCACAGATTGGGAGTGCGGATTCCACGGCTTCACAAAAGAAGAATCTCAGTGGGTAAAACCACGACGAACGACCTCCTGGACCTAAAGACCCTTTGGAAACATTCTTGGCGAGCATATCGAGGGCGACGTATTGCGAAAAGTCGGACGTTTGTTCATCGATAACCTGACCACCCACAACAAGCTGGACGCTTTCAATAAGTTGGGTCCAGTCTGAAATTTCAAAAGTCGTGGTGCCGTCGTCCACGGTGAAATAGGTGTATCCCAACAAGTCACCGTTACGTCCGAGTGTGATGGACGAGTACGAGTTTGAACGAACAGCACCTTGAATGTACTGTTTTTCAACACACTGCGAAAACGGTGTGTGACGTCGGTATGTCGATGAAAAAAAACTCATTTCTGGTTCGCTCGAGATCCATTCATCTTGAGCGCCCAGGCATACGAGTTGTGCGATGCCTGCGGACATGATGTGTTTACTATAATACATGAAGAAAAATTAGATGTTGGGTTTCCTGCAAACAAAACGAAGGATGAAAAAATTATCACCACTGTCTGTGGAATTGCCAATCGTCACCCCATTCTGATTCAACAACGTCACAGTCAACTTGTCGATGCGACGAATCGGGTCGATGTATTGGGCGACGATGGGATAGTCTTTATCCTTGAACGTGATGAGGGTGTTCCCGTTTCCATGGGTCGCGTTGTCGTTGATGATGCTTCCAAAGGCGCTGCGAACCACGGAAATGTTCCCCTGACCTGTGTGCACGTTCGCCGTACCGGGAATGGCGGCACGGTCGTTAAAGTGCGTGTCCAACTCATCGATGGAGAGGTACAGGTGTTCCGTCTGGAGATTTGCGTGCACGTGCGCCGCCAACAGACGGGCTTGGACCACATTCTTCAGTGGGTTTTGAAGATGGGCGACAAATGTGTTCGCACTGCTTTGTCCAACACTATCCACGGTGATTGTGTGATATTCATAGGCGAGGTCCGGAATCGTGGAGTCCGACGTCACCAGTGCCATTTTATACTAGTTACTTAGATAATTTCGTAGTCGGCTTGTTCGCGCACCAACTTTTCAGCACCACAGATGCCACCCGGTCGTCGCATGGAGTACGTGCTTTCACCTTCCTGAGCGCTACCGGCGACGCACTTGGTGTCGTACGGGAGGTCGAACAGGGAGTCTTCATTCTTCGTCTTGATGACGAGCGGCATCGGTTCATAATAACTGCGAACAGCCATGACGACAAGGAGCACGATGAGCGTGACCGCGATGGCGGAGAGCGCACGCTTATTCATCTTGTTGAGCTTGAACATTTTTTACTGTATAATACGTTGAGAAAATAAAGTGCGTTAAAGATTTCAATTACTTTTAAACGTAGTACATTAGATGGACGGAGAAATTGTGCTGGACCGAGGTGAGACTAATGTCATGAAACTTGATGATGATGAACAACGTTTAATGGATGAAATCCAAATTTCAACTCCAGTGCCGAAAAAAGCACCCAGACCTGGTCAGAATTTCAGGCCGAGAGC